ACCAGCAACTAATGCAGTAGAAGTGAAGCCGGTATCTGTCTCGTCAACGAATGCAGTGTTCGCATTGTCGAGTGTGATGGCTGTGGAAAGAATGTTGCTGCCGTTCTTCTTGATCTGGATCACATGGGTAGCTGCACCAATTGGAGCAACTGACAGCATCGCCCTGACGCTGTTGATCGTGCCATTTGCTCCAACCACTTGGTGGACTGCCTGGCGAACGGTAGTGCCTGCACTGCCATGAGGCTGTGCATACGATGGCCGGTAACGATGTTCCAGCTTCGTTGCATCAATGCCAGCATTCGAGAGCACAGCAGCGTTGGTGATGCAGTTCGCAGGCGGGGTGAATGTCTTGGGATAGAGGTTTCCGTTGACGTAGACATCGCTTTGAATTGTCGAAGTAGCCATGTATCTCTCCTGTTACAGCAACCCAAGGGCTGCGAATGGTAGGGGGCGGTAGATGTCAAACTGAAGCCATTGGGGGCTAGCAGGGTCGCCTATGTCTCCAGCCCCATCAAGAGGGGCAGGCGTTGAGACAGGCGTACCATCTGAGGCATAGATGGGGAACGGTGCATCTTCGCCCAGCGGCCACAGCCTGTAGCCTTGGTCAAGCACGTAGGCTTTCCATGTGCCATCTTTGCCGAAGCCCGTTTCCGCTAGCTCGAACTCGAACGTGAGTTGCCAGTAGACAACCTTGACAGTCGTCATGCCTGTGCGCATGGACTCGATTTGCTTGCTGCCGGTGATGTTGGCGATGCGAACAACACCAGGGTCGAACCCGTTCCAAGTGTCGCTGTTAATGGCGTTCTTGTAGGCCTGGAGGAATGGAAGATCCAACGACGGATAGTTCTTCGTCATGCCAAACCGAAGCGAGCCAGCCTTGCGAGTGAGCGGTGGGTCAAATGGATCGAGCGCAGAGTTTTGAACAGGGTCGCCATCAATGTCACGGATGACTATTTCGTCATGCTCATTGAAACTCAGACTTACCTGAACTGGTCTGTTGAGCGGATCGGCGTTCTCTTCTTCGTCTTCCTCTTCGCTGCCACTATATTGGTCGTCATACTCGGCAGTTACCATTACTTCGTAGCTTGCTTCGTCGTCGCTCTGATCAGGGTCGATGCTTTTGCAGATCACCCCTTCGTCGTCGGGGTGTGGTTCAAACAGCTTTGGGATGTCGGCGTGGTCGTATATTTCAGCGTGATCGGTCGCGGGGTCGTCAAGGATGACTTGGAAGAAACGCTTCTTGGTGTACGCAGGAACAAGATACTGATCCTGTTGAACCAGCTTCTTGCCTGATGAGCGTTTGTATTCCCTGACTTCCGTGACAGCCACGAATAGCTCCTAGAGTTTCATAACGCTGACATTGGCAGCAAATGATCCGGGCTTTGCCGTGTTCTTGCTGATGTCGTCTAGCACTGTTTTCGTTTGAATGATTAACTTCGTATGTGTTTGAAGTTCCCTTACCTGTTTGTCGGCCATGTTCGCTTGTGCGTTGGCGATGATCGAGTACGCTGCTTGGCTGCCTGCTGTCGCCGCGCCAGACAGTTTCATTTGGTAAGGCTTCTCTTCATCGCCAAAGTCTGGCATCTCAGAGGTTGCCATGATTAAATCTTCCTGCTGCTGCATCGCTCGGTTGTAGCTTTCCTTGTCTAGCCCACCCATGAACAAAAGCTTGGTGAGGCGGGTCTTCTCGGCCGCAACCTTCTCGAAAATGTCCATCTGCTCTTCAGTAACTTTCGCACCTTCATCACGAAGTTTCATTGCTGATGCGACTATTTCCTTGAGCGCATCTCGCTTCTTCACCAGCTCCCCGTTTTCCTTAATCATCCCTTGCACTGCCTCAGCTTTTTCCCTGGCGAATGGGTCGTAGCCCGGCTTTGACATTTGCTCCAGCGAGATGTTCTTTGATAAGTAGGGGTCATTCTCTGGTTTAAGTTGCTCCGCTATACGCAGTTGCTCTCGCATGGGATTAAGAGCATCCATCTGAGCATCTAAGGATTTGAGCAGTGCATCTAGCCCTTCGATTCTTGCGTCAGCCAACTGTCTTTCAGCCTTCAGCATGTTGGCCTGCAACTCTTGCTGCTTCTTCATTTCAGGAGTGATGCCATCCATCCAGTCAGCCACATCGCTAAGCAGGCTTGCCACTTTGGGCAGGATGTAACTAACACCTGTGACATTTAGCAAAATCTTGCCAAAGCTCTTTTCCGCTCGCTCGGCTGCTTCGGATAAATGCGGTACGTCGGCAATGGCCTTCTTCATTGCAGCTTCCATCTTGTCCAAACCCATCGCTCCCAAACCTGCTCCAAACCCATGCCCGATGCTACTCTTAATCGACGAACCAAACGAACCAACCTTGGATTGCGCCTTCTTCATGGCATCTTCCAAGGGCTTCGTATGCCCCGAGATAATCACAGCTAGTTTGCTGATGCTAGTGGCCATTGGGTTTGCCTATCGCGGCCTCCATTTGTTCACGCAGAATCTTCAAGGGGATTCGCTTCTTTACCGTTGGCTTCTGCGTCTTACAGGTCATGAAGTCGGCTGGCTTCACGTCCTTCGAGTATCTCGCTGCCCGTTGAGCCATTGCCATCCCGTTTCGCAGATCGTCGGCCCACGGGCCAAACGGTTCGATCTCGGCAAAGGCTTCCCACTGGTCGAACTGCTCGGGGTCGATCTCATCAAGGAAAGCCTCTGCATCCCACCGGCCAAACATCAAGGCTAGTCGGTAGCCGAATCGTCGGTCTGGCCGGTCGAGGAGTTTTTTGCTTTGTCGCCTTCGTCGTCTTTGGAGATCTTGTACAGGCGGTTTGCTTCATCCACGATGGGCACAAGAGCATCTTCATCGAGTGCAGACAACCACTTAAGGTCTGCAGAGGTAAACAGCTTCTCGCCGTTCTCGGAGCATGCCGCCTCTACTGCTACCTGTGCGTGGTAGTGGGTATCAGGCTTGCCGAGATTGATCATGGCAGCGGTGATGCGATCTCGCCCGCCTGCTGAGAGCTTGGCGATACTGACCACGCCACCAAGGGCAGGCACTTCGACCTTGCCCACGACGGTTGCCCGGTTGGTCTTGAGTTCTTGGAAATCTCCACGCGTCAACGCTTTCATCGATCAAACTCCCTTATGGTGATGTACCCTGAGTGAAGGTAGGTTCGCCGGTGATGCAGATGGTGAAACTCCAGACGACTTCTTCGCCGCCTTCTTCACCCTGCACGACTTCCGGTTCCTTCACATCGCAGATAAATCCAATGCGTTCCCACTTCGACTCTGTGTCTTCGTCCTCGATTTCGAGCTGAAAGTAGAGCCCTTCCGTGCGAGAGTCTGCCCAGCCACGTACCAAGGCGTACTCGGTGTTATTCCAGACGCAATCGACGACGACTTGCCCGGCTTCTGGATCACCTGCCCGTTTGTTTCTCCAGCGGCTGGTGTCCTGCAGAGCCCGCTTCAGCGGGATGATGCCGACTTTCAGGTTGTCCGGCTTAAACGCTGTCACGCAGGCGATAGCCGCATAGCTTCCGCCCGAAGTCGTCTTGTACATGACTGTACAACCCGCTGCTATCGTTTGTTCGTTTGGCATGTCAGCGACCCCTATTCAAATACGTGGTGGACGATAACGTCGAGTGTTCGGTAGCGATCTGGTGCATCTTGCCCGTCGATGCCTGGAATGGATTCGTCACGTTCGCCGTTGGCAACGAATACTTGCAGCACCAGTACGCCTGCAATCACTTGTCGGTTGTTGATGGCCAGTGCTCGCCTTGCATCTTGAGCCATCAGCCGACTGATCGCCCGGTTGCGATTGACGCAGTAGAGCGAGAAACGTGAACTGGTTTTGCCTGATCTTGAGCCGTTCACCAATCGCGTATGATTGTCAGACTGTTGCTCATAGACATAGCAAGACTGATTTCGCCACTCGCTCGGTGCTTGATCTGGTGCAATGCGGAACTGATCGTTGTCAATGCGTACATGCTCGTTCGTCGCTTCATTTGTCTTGAGCAAATGAACGAGCACTTCTTCAGCAGCACTTTGGACGACAGTGGCAGACATTATTTCTTGAATGCTCCCTTGGCGGCTTGCTTCTCGATTTCTGCGGAAATCTTAGTCGTCATCCGCTGTCCAGCACCGACGAGGGCAGTCTGATAAGATTTCGTTAGTGGACGCTGAGCTGGTGAACCTGGGTGCATACTCTTGAAGTTCGATTGCCGTGAAGCTGAAAGGCTTGCAGCGTGGCTCTTGTATCCAGCGTTCCAAACAAAGTGAGGTCTGGCTCCGAACTCCACCAAGTGAGCATACTTCACCGGGTTCTTTGGCCTGCCATCGATGATCTGCCGGAAGCCAGAGCGAGGGCCAACGATGGCGACAACAGCGTTCGTATCGGTGTACGTCTTGACCTTCTTCCCCAGTGATTTCTTGAGAAGCCCTGTTTCCTGTGGCACCTTCTGACGAGTAGCCTGTACAACCTTCGTACCCTCTGCACTGAGAGCAGGGCGCATGACACGGCGGGAAATCTTGCCAGGCAGCGTTCGTAGCACTGCCTGCAATTCTTCCAGTCCTTCGATGCGTGCGTTGATTTTCAGGTTACTCATGGCAGGCTGTCTCCTGATTGACAGAGACATTCGAGGGCGAAATTTTTGCCTTCGAGGTTGTTCGGATGGATCACGTACAGCTTGATGCCTTCGTAAATGAACCGTGTCTTCTTGGGTACGATGCCGGCTCGATACCTGAGAGTGACGAGATGAGTGGCCACGTAGCCAGCTTGCATCGCCTGGGTGAAGTCTCTGCCTGATGTCGTCAGCACTTCCGCAAAAATGCCTGTTGCTTCGGTTGTCCAGTTGGTGTCATCAAGCAGCGGTTCGCCAGTCCCTTGGTTCTGAGCAAGAACATATTGCTGAATGTCAATGAGGTGTCGCAGCCTTCCGGCATCGATTCCCATCAGACGTACCTCTCAGCCTTGAGTCGATCAAGCAGGTGATAGACAGCATCTGGTATCGATGTCTCTTCACGCTTCTCGAACCACTCGCCAATCAGCAACAGCATCGCCTGACTGAATCTCGCTGGAACCCGCTCGGCAGATGCATACCCAGCGATCAGGTTAATCCGCACAGCGTCGATCTTCTCGCCTTGAGTCCAAGGCCAAGACGAATCAACGCCCGGCCATAGCTTCGGCGAAATCGGATGAGCCTGAAACTGGTAGTCTTCGGCATCAAGAGTTTGTTCGACACCATCAACATCGGTGTAAGTCATTGAAGCAACGGACTGAACGGGGCCGATGATCAAGTCAATCGCATCATCTGCCCCATCTTCGTCGCTCGGGAAGCAATCACCTATCCACTGCCAGGTCGAAGTCATCAAGGCCCGGTTCGTGTAGTCCTGAACAAAGTCCTCGGCGGCTTTGATCCAGCCGGTGAACAGGTCGTTCTCTGCGTCGTGCTGACATCGGCAATGCTGCTTCGCCTGATCGAGGGTGATCAGGCGAGAGTTTGCCGGGGTGACTAGTTCGACGCGAGGCATGCAGCTTCCTTAGTTTCGCTGGGTGCTTTGAGGACCAACGCGAGGATGGCCGAGAATGCACAGAACGGACAGAGGAGCAGCGCCACCGTTGCCCGATGGCGTAATGGTGATTCGGCTGTAGTTCTTGCCGCCGATGTAGCCCAGCTTCGTTACTGTTCCGTCAGCAGCGAAAGTAAAGCTTGCCCCAGCAAGAGTACCAATCAACTGACCATCAACCACGGCAGCGGTATCGGACAGTGAAGAGTCGTCGCCATGTGCCAGGGTTACGGCGAAGGTAGCGTTAGCGTCGGCAAGAGTTCCAGTCTGAATGACATAAGTCACTGAGCCGAAACCGCGGTGATCAATAATTGCCCCAACCTGGGCGGTATCATCGGCAAGTGCAGTGGCGACAGGTGCCAGCACGTTGACGATCTTGACATCACTTGATCCATCGACTTGCATGGGTGTTTCTCCGAAAAGTCGGTGTGCGAATAGGGAAACCCGCCACCTTACGGCAGCGGGTGATTGATCAATTAAGCAAGTCGCATACGGCTGAATGCTTCTTCGAGGACTGGAGCACCGTCAGTGCTCTTCTCGCCGATGAAGCCAATCTGCTTCTTGAGGCGGAAGAGTTCGTCAAGGCGATCAACCGTGATGTCGTAACAGTCAGCGATCCAGTAGTAGCTGAAGTCACCACAGAGAGCGATGTACAGACCAGCGGTGTAAGTCGTTGGAACGTACTCGCTTACAACGAATGGCCTGCCCATGATCAAGGCTGGCTCAGTGCCCAAGGCAGGGGCCCAGATGTACTCGCCGCTGGTTGATGCCTTGAGTTTACGGGCACGTTTCACCCACTCACGGGATACCAGCCAGGTTGCCTTGGCCTGGTAAGCAGCCTTGAGGTTGTAGAAAACGCCGATAACATCATCAGCATCGAATGTGGTTGCAGCACCACCAACGGCATCACGGCCAGTGGAAATGCCAAGGGGTGAAGCAGTGAACACGCCAAGAGGAGTGTTACCACCGGTGCCAGTGAGAAACGCCTTCTCTTCGGTGACAGCGAACTTGTAGCCAAGCCGCTGGATGATCAAGTCTTCCACGCTCAGCATCGTATTACCGTTGATGAGCTTGCGGGAAGCCAGCACCAGCTTGGACAAGTCCTTTGGAATGAGTTCCCGCTTACCAACGCGAGCGGTATCGTCTTCACTCATGTCGGTGGTGAGGACTTCGGCGGTCCAGTCAGCGTCACCTGGATCAGTTTCCCATGCCACAGCACCCATGCCAGTAGGCGAGATGTTGGGGTAAACGGTGGACAACTGACGCATGAAAACCTGATTGTCGAGGAACTTGATCAGGTTGGAGACAAATGTCATGGGGGCCAGATAGCCGCCGCGAGGATTATCGCCAGCCTTCATGCCGAGTTGCTCAGCACTCATCAGGCCTGACGCATTGCCGGTTTGGATGAAGTTCTCGAAGCCGAGTTGGTAGGATTCCTGGGCTCGGGAGTGAAGTTGACTGCCAGGCTGAAGTCGCAACTTCTTCACACCAGCACTGCCACAACTGATGCTCAGTTCAGAAACATCGTTGGTCTTGCCACCGATCGCGCCACTGAGGCTGCTTGGCTGAGTCTGTCGGCCAATCGGCTCATTGAGCGTGGCTTCGTACTTGCTGAGGTTGTCGCGTCGAATGTTCTGCTTTTGAATCGACTTGATGGATTGCTGGGTCTTCTCCAGCTCCTTCTCGATCTCATCGGCCTGCAGTTCTTGCTCGGCGGTGAGTGAGCCATTCTGATTCTCGTCGGCAAGATTGACAATCTTCCGCAGATCAGCGGTTAGCTTGCCTGACAGGTCGGACAGTTCCTTGAGGGATTGCATACCCGGTTACTCCTTGATGAGTCGCCGGGTAAACGACAATCGCCGTTGCATGTTAAACCCCCGGCGACGGATTTCTCCGTCTCCAGTGATTCAAAACGCAACGGCGGTTTGAAATCGACTGCTTAGGTACTTGCAACGGCAATTACCTGACGATGCATTATTTACATGCTATGTGCGAAATGTCAACTGTTACTTAAGTTAAACTGAATTCACCCAGCGCAGGCAAACTCTCCGAATAGCCGCTCAGCAGCTTTGGCGTAAGCCACATGTGCAACTGACGGATTCTCGAAATAACCAAGCCAGTGATTTTTCCCATGCGCCTTAATCCTTGCTGACCATTTTTTCCCCGACTTGCAAAACGAAACGCCTTTGTACCCAGATGTATTCCTGCTGGATCGCTTCATGTTTCCGTTGTTTTGAGTGTTCGTAGCTGATCGTAGGTTTTCAATTCTATCGTCCGAGCATTCCCGATTGATGTGGTCTATGTTTAACTCAGGCCATGCATTGTTCGCTAATGCCCAAACAACTGAAGTCCTAGGTAGCGTTACGCCATTTACCGACAATCTCCACCTTGCTCCGAACTTGTTTGGAGCAAGCCATCCAGCCTCCTTCGATGCGAACATATTATTCCATCTTTGGTAAGCTTGGTCGCTTTTGAAATGCTCTTTTGGCCTTTCTAGCCAGTACAGTTTCCCAGAGTCGTACCGAATACAACTCCGTAAATACTCGATAGAAATCTTAGCCATGATGACTCTCCGTTAGCTTTTGATTACTCGTTCCAGTGCTCGAAGTTTCAGCTTCAGTGAGCCTGTGTTCTTCCCCTTCGCTGGCCCATACCGCAAGTCCAGATACTTGCCAATCCATGAGTTCAACCTGGCTTCGACGACCTCGCGAGGTTGGCCAGGGAAGGCTTGGTTGAGTAGTTCAGATCCACGGCGAACCATCGCGTCGGGCAGTTCGTCAAGGCTCAGGCCATCCGCTGACATGAACTCGTCAACGGCATCACCGGTGTCTACCACGTCACTGGCCTTGAGGCTGGTAGGCAACCACAAAGGGGCAAGAGGTTCGCCATCTTCGCCAAGGATGATTCGCCCCTTGTCGTCTCGGTCGAATATCTGCTCGGCCTGCAAGACCAGCGATGAACTGAACGCTTCCGGATCGTTCTTCGCCAGCGTCATCACGTAGCCACCAAGGTTGCCGTGAGGAGTATTGAAGCTTGATTCATCCAAGCGAAGATCAGCCCGAACCACATCGCCATCAATCCGAGGATTCAGCGACCGGCCAAGGTATTTGCCAAGCCCATCGCTCGAAAGCGTGGGGTGAGTGAATCGGCTCTTGATTCCTGCAGGCGGGTACAGTTCGACGATCTTGCTGAGCGATTGCTCATTGAACTTACCACGCCCCTTTGACTTGAACTCACCTTTCTTGGCGACGATATAGCCAAGGATCATGTTGGCCTTTTCGTCAACGCCGATGGGCTTGCCGAGTGAGTCCGTCTTGTTCCACTTGGGGGTTGCATCGAGTTGCTTCATGGGCGGCTCCTTAGTCTTGGAATGTCAGCTTGGCCTTCTCAAGGCGTTGAGTGACTTCGGCTTCCTGTGTCTGCACATCTCTTTCAAGGCACTGAAGAGAGCGGCATGTCTCAATAAACTTCTCCTGCTCCTCGGGCTTCATCGCAGGCATGTAAGGTATTTGCTTCAGGATCTGCCCTCTTATCGCATCAATGATTTCGTTCCATTGATCCACCGAAGCAGGCGTTAGTTGTGACGACATAGGCTACTCCTTGAGTCGGCTTACGGCTTCAGCAGCGCGAGACGCTTCCCACTTCGCCGCCAGTTCGTGTACTGCACTCGGCAGTTTGTCACCAGTCACTTCGCCAGACAGGTCAAGCAACTGCTGCTTGGAATCGGTTATCCACGCTTCGGCAACCTTGGTAGCTGCCAATGGATTAGATGCAGCCAGGGCAGCAGGGGCAAGGGCTGCGGTTAGTGTTTCCTGATGCTCGGCATAGAACACATCCACCCATGCGAGAAACTGGCGAGGCTTGCCGGTTGCCCGATTGAGTTCGTTGACTTCTTTCCGCATCAGCCGCTGAAGCGTTTCTTGCATCCACTGGCGAGCGACCAGTTCGCCCTGGTTCTCTTCAGGTGGAGTCTCTGCTTCAGGCTCTGGCTCTTCTTCCTGTTCGATCTGCGGAGGCGGCGGCACTGGTGCAGGCTTCGGCTCTGGCTCACCCTTCGCCTTCTTCGCTGCTTCCTGCAAGCTCATCATGTTGGCCGGCACAAAACGCAGGTCACCTTCTGGCCCGATGGGGTTCTCGTCTTCGAGTTCGCAAATGCGGTTTGGCGTGATTCCACCAACAGCAAAGAGTTCCTTGTAAAACTGGGCCCGATTCTTGGAGTTGCCACGAAGCAGACCGTTGAGATTGTGCTTGCTGTAGAGGTTCGCTACCCCACCAAGCAACTTGTAGTCATACTCCTGCTCGTAATCGATGCAGATGGGTAGCCATGAGTAAACCACTGCCCCGATCTGCTCGTCTTCGTAGTTACTCCATGTCGCACGGGAGAGATCACGTAGAAGCGTTGGCGGCATGTCGAACCAGCGAGCGACTTCGGAAACGCCGAATAAGCGCTGCTCAAGCAGTTGACTCTTCTCAGGGTCAACAGAACCACCGTCAGCGTTGTAGCTCCATCCACCCCACAGAACCCCGGTTCGATAGCCCTTGCCTTGGCCCTGGTGCCGCTTCTCCCAACCCTCACGCATTTCCTTCTTCTGCTCTTCTTTCGGGCTTCCAGTGTGTACCAGTATCCCCGATGTCGTTGCTCCGTTGGCGAAGAATGCCCCTGCAAAGTCCTGCGCCGACAAGTTCAACCCTAGCGAATCCCTTGCAAAGTCGATCACGCCACGGCCACAGATGCCATCAAAGCTCAGTAAGGGTATGTGAAGCATGTCTTCCTTGGCGATGTAATCACGCCCGCCGTCGATACAGTACCGCAACTCGCCGTCTTTGATTTCAGGTTTTACTCGCCACGGTTCAAGTAACCACAACTCAGCAACGCCACCACCCATGTTCCAGATGATTTCGGCGTAGGCGTTGCCCCACAACAGCCGATGCACTTCCATCGTTTGCCGAAAGCTCTTTGCACTCATCCAGGGGTTTGGCCTGCGACGTAGCAACTTGTATGCAGGGTTCGTTGTCGCTGCTTCTTTGCCACCGTTGGGCAGTTCTCGATTGATCGAAAGAGGGAGCCCACCAATGACTTGGCTGCGTGTTCTGATCGCAGCGAACACAGCCGACAGGCTCATTGCATCTTCTGGCCCAACTTCGCGGCCTGATGCAGATTCACGATTGAAGAAAAACCCAGACGTGCGAGAGTTGGAAAGTGGCAGGCTGGAAGAGCTCAAGCTCTTGATGCCCCTGCCGAATCGTTCGATGAGATTGCCGATGCCGAGAAGCGCGTTTACTACCATACGTCAACACCTCCCGAATCCATCGAACGCTTGGGACGTTTATCGAGCCATGCTCCGATAGACATGATCCCAGCAGACATACCGTCGATTTTTTCGGGAGAGCGTTCTTTATC